GATATGACATCCGGCTTTCTCCAACGCAATGCTTGATCTTTGGTAAGGTGCAAGCAGGGGATTGTGATCCCAAGAATTTTGATCCCGATATTTTGAAGCCAGCGGATCTTCGGGAGGACGAACGTGGTCAATACTTCTTACTGCCGCCGTACGGTTACTGTCTTGGGGTAGCGCACGAACGTTTGAAGCTCCCTGACAACATCAGTGTTGTAGCTGTTGGTAAATCTACGTATGCACGGTCAGGGATCATGGTAAACATCACGCCTGCCGAAGCGGGATGGGAGGGGTACCTTACTCTTGAAATCAGTAACTGCACTGGTTTATTCAATCGCATTTATGCGAATGAGGGAATTACTCAGCTGTTGTTCCACACTGGCAGCCGTTGTGAAGTTACTTACCAGGACCGGAAAGGTAAGTATCAAGACCAACCAAAGAACGTTGTGTTCTCCCAGGTTTAGTATTGCTTACCAAAGCTTGATCCAGGTTTACGGGCGTAGCCGGTACTTCCGGCTCGTCCGATTGTATCCCCCATGCTTGGCAGTGCAACACCGTCCATTGTTGCTTCTGTTCTTGGGGTTTTACCTCGGATGGTCGGTTCAGCAATACCTGCTCTTTGTCGGTATGCCCCAGCGGTTTTGGCTGCCCTAAAGAACTTACCAACGCGGTCTTGATTATCGTTTAACGATTCAACAGCTTGTCTTTCTTCTGACGGGAAACGACGTAAATCTGTATCGTACGCCTGTTCAGGATTAAGGTCAGTAACCTCAGCCCCTGACGTACCAGCGTCAGCCGTTGGATCGTAATTGGGGTCAAAGAATTTTGCCATAGTATCATTGTAGAAGCAATAAATCAACCAGGGTATTCGCCATGCATGGCGTCGCAGGTTTCTTAGATAGCTTCATTCAAGACGAAGTAAAGTGCCGCTGCCTCAGCGAAGAAGATTTTGGTGCACCGCTCGACAATGAAGCGAATGATGTACCATTAATGGATATGTACAACCGAGGCTTGGTCGCATGTCAACAGGGGCGGGAAAGGAATCCACTGAATCTCGAGGGGCAACGGCCTGGAACGACGGGGTATATTCCGTCAATGGAGGAGGGCCTGCAGATGGGGGCATCACCAAAACCCAGGGCGTTAGTGCTGGACCTGGAGGGACCCAGCGAGGAGATGCTGGAGCAGTCACGCAAGCGTCGTGGTTTGAGCCGGTAACAGACGATTCTGGCTGCAAGGACGGCATTTGTCCTGTGCCCTGGTTAACGAAAGAAAAAGCTCCGGTACTCCAGGAGGATGTGGTTAATCATCCTTCTCACTACACCGATGGGGGCATTGAGTGCATTGAAGCCATTGAGGCAGCTTTAACCACCGAAGAATTCCGTGGTTATTGCAAGGCAAACTGCATGAAGTATATCTGGCGTGAGAAGCATAAAGGCGGGACAGAATCACTGAAGAAGGCACAGTGGTACCTCAACCGCCTTATTGATTTGGACGAAGCTCAAAACGGTTGAAGCTCATCTTCGTCTTCGTCATCCTCGTCGTCGCCAATGCAAGCGGCGGCGAGTTCTGCTAATTCCAAGTCGGTGGGAATGTCGAAGTCAATCGAGATGTTTTCTGCTGCGAGGATATCTTTGATGGCATACCACTCCATCAAGCGCTGGTGGTAGAGGTTCAGAAGTGCGTACAGCAATTCATCCCATGTCATCTCTTGCGCTGCAAGTTCTGCCTTGCGCATGGAGAACTGCAATTCCAACGGGAGTTCAAATTCCCTGGGCTCGACTGATCTCTCCATTCCAGCCTTCATTTGCGTGTTGCAATTATTCTAATGCTAGCTGGCGGACAGAAGATCTGCTTCTTGGTCGTTAAAATCAAACCAAGGGTTTTCATCAATCCGGAAATTGTTTCCAAACTCTGCCAGGATGTATGGACTCATGAGTTCTTCCAGGCGTCGCACCGCTTTCACCTGATGAGGTGCTGCGGTGTAATTGCGGAATGCTGTCAACAATACCTCGGTAGAGGCCCAGGGATTTGCATCAACTCCTTGGAGGAACAGATTGATTTCTTCTCGGCGTCGATCCAGGAGATTACCAACGACTTGATGGTCTGCATTAAAGATCCACCGGCCCATTTCCCGCGTGGCACCGCAGTAATCTTCGTGTTCAATGCAATCGATAATGGCGCTGTAAAGGAAGGGCTCCCAGCCGATGGAGTGAATGAAAGAAATCAAAGCTTGACGCATGCCGTCATCAAGGCCCAGGTTTTGCTTTAGCAGCTGGGTGTCAATGATATTTGTTTCGTGGAATAACAGCTCTAGTGCTTTTTGTGGACTGCAACGTTGACCACGTTTGACAGGAGAGCCGTCAGGGTAAAACTGTGTGCCGTAACCAATGGTGTACGGATCTTTCCCTGTGTGAGGATCTGCGAAAGCTTGTTCGTTAAAACCTTCGTATTTCCTGATCAGATTAAGCGCAGCGGAAAGATCCGACATAGGAGTAACATTAGTTACTCCCAATCATACACAATTTACTTACCTTGGCCGCGTGTTTGTTTGCGTCCGTGATTAGGAAGTGAGTGTTGCCCCTGTCCTTGACGAGTCTTTTTAGGGCGGGATTCAATTTTGGAGACTGAGGTGGACTTGGGTTTGGCCATGAGAAACCAATGTGGTGCTCACCATTTTACACGGTGGCTCCAGTAGCGTGCAGACATTTTGTCGGGACTTGAATCTTGTGCATTGTGACGTGCGTAATAAGACTTGCGACGGGCCTTGTCCTTTTCTGAAGTTGGGTTTTTACCTGCGCCTTCAACTCCTTGCTGCCCAAACCTGATGATTTTTTCTTCGCCGTCTTTACATGCTTTTACAACATGAGACTTTGTGGCATGACCTGGAGTGCGCTGCGGTTTGTTGCAGGCCATCTTGTCTTTTGCCAACTTGGCAGCACCAGCGGCTTTCTTGCGTTTGTCAGACATCAGAATCCTTTAAACATTGATGTAAATTCACCCAAGATTTGGCTACCTGTCTTTGATTTGTAGCTTGTTTCTTCATCATCTAATCCTAAGTTAAAGATACTTTTTTCTTTGGTGGTTGTTTCATCAGTTGTATCGGTGTCCTCATCACCAAAGAAACTTTGGATAGTACCAAGGGATGCGAATGGATCACTTAAGTCAAGTCCTTTTAATTGAAGGGCGCTGCCTGCGCCCGCCTTGGTGAGAAGCTGCTGCTCACTTCGGTCCGTATCGGGGAACAAGTCTGTGTAAAACTCATCTTCTGTGCCCTTGTAACCAGCTTGTTGAAAAACTCTGTACATTTCTGTTTCTGATTTGATCGAGTCTGTCTTGTAATCTTCGGGCCTTTCAATGTAATCAACACCTAAAACTTTTTGAGTGGGCTTCTTGCCTTTTTCATTCAGGTATTTGATCTGCTCTCTGATTTGTTGTGCGGAACCCGTGCGTAGTGTCTCTGCAACTAAGTCTTTAAATTCACCCAAGTTCCCCTGAAAATCCTTTAGACCAACTGCATCTAGCGCTTTTTGCCAAGTAGCTTTATCCGTTGGGTCCAGGCCCTGCAACATCTCGTCAGCAAACTCTTCTGGCGTGATGAATTGACCAAAGATTGATCCCTGTTTTAATGCTTCTTCTTTAAGAGAGGGCAAGATTTTATTGTAGATTTCATCTTGTACTTTCCCTGCGTTTAATACGTCTTCTGCCGGGTCGTATCCCAAACCTTTCCCCTTGACCTGGAAGTGCATTCGCGCAAATTGTTCTTTGTTATTTGGATCAATACCAAAGCGATAAGCCTGGCTTGCCCAGTATTCATCACCGGCTTTTGCCTTTTCCCAATCATCTGCTACTGCCTGAGACTGTTGAGAGTAAGCATCAGTCCTGGCCTTGTCTCCAGTGGGGTTGAAATAAAAGTCGGCATTAAAGTAACGATCGGGAGCATTTTGAACTTGAGCTAAAAACTGATCGGCACGCAAGTTGGCAACCTGACTAACGGCGTTCAGCATGTCCTGCGTTTGGAACGGGTTTTGCTCTTGTTGCCGAACATCAAGGTACTCCGTGAATTCACTGATTGAACGAGAGGTGTTAAAACGTGGGATCAAGTACTTATCCATAAAATCTCTCGCAAACTGCGCTTCAACTTTGATCGTGTCTTTTGCTGCCTCAGTGCTGTAACCAAGTTCAACTTCTTGTTCGTACTTCTTCTTTAGCTCCGTATCAAACCATTGTTGCCAGTTGTAGGTGGTGCTGTTGTTGACACCTGTTATGTTTTGAAGGCTTTTCTCCAGGGAATCCTGGGACGCTTTGCCAGATGTAAAAGAAAGAATACCACCAACCCCAGAATCGCCAAGGATGCTGTTGCTTAGTTCTTTGTTGATGTCCATGATTTCTCCAAAGCCGGAGAAACCTTGCATAAGGCCAAGCATTTGTTCTTTTCCCTTGGCCTTCTTCATTTGTTCAATGGTGTCCTTTAACACATTTTGAGTTAACGCACCAAATTTCTTGGCGTCTACTGTTGCCTTTTCACCAACGGCTTGGTTTACTGCATCTTCTAATTCCGTGACGCCATACCCAGCATTCAAGTTGTAAGCAAAACTTACTTGTTTGTCTTCTGGTCGTTGGGATAAACGGAACAGTGCGGCAAATTCATCAGGTTTCTCTGGGTTTAAGAACTTCTCTTTGCCCAGTGTTTTCCAGTATTGATCACCTGCTTTTGCTTTATCCCATTCAGCAGAAACCTCGGGTACTGCCAAGAGGCGTTCAGTTTGTGTGTCAGTATTAAGGCCTAGCTGGAGGCTACGGGCAGCCTGAATGTCGGCATCGGTTGGCTTGCGTTCCAGGTATTGGTTTGCTGCTGTTGTTTGTTCTGCGGCATTGCCGCGCACCCCAGCCGCCTTCCCTTGAGATGTGTAGTGTTGAAGGTAATAAGAGTTTTCAGAATACCTTTGGGTGATGTCAATATCATCATTAGCAACTGCGGCTTGCCACTTTTGCCCTACATCTGGATTGATTGATTTGTAGTACTTTGGATCAAAGTCGCCGTACTGCGGTTTTGCCCCCAGGTTTGCATCCCAGGTTTGTAATTTTTCAGTTGAGTAAAAAGCTTTGAAGTAATTCTCTAATTGTGATTTAGTTACATCACTAATGCCTTGAAGCTTTCTGATTTGCTCCCTTTGCGTAACATAGTCTCCCCCTTGAGTTGAATTAGCTGTTGCAAGGACGGTGTTGTAGGCGTTGTTTTTGTTTGTGTTCTCAGTGTTTAAGGTTGTATTTTCTTGGTTTCTTTGTGTGTTTAAGTTGTTTGTTTGTTCGTTGTTTCGGTAAGTCGTTGCCGTACTTGCAGCTTTATCGCGCAATGCTTGAGTTGCTGGTAAATAAGTAAGACTGTCTAGTCCTCCAAACCTTGAGTTAATTGCTTGTCTAACACTTTCATCACTAACGTTGTCCCTTGGTACCGACCCTGCGCTAATCCAACCTGCCCCTGGCGACGAAGATTGCGCTGCTGTGTCGGTTACGACGGTATTGTAATAATTTTGTCCTTTGATAACATACGAAGACGTTCCAGTTTTTACCCAAAGATTTACAGTGCCTGAGTTCTCTAGGTTAGTTGGAAAATTAGTTTGGTAGTCTGTTTTCTCCTGTGCCAGATTCCACTTTTTATTTGTTGGATCGTAAGTTAATGCCATTATCCAGCAGCAAATGTATCTGGTACCGTCTCAATATTATAAGTAAACAGGTCGATAATTTCTTGGTGTATCCAGGCCTCAATCCTGTTCATCCTTACTTCGGTGTAGTACGTCTGCTGTGGATACCATTCTTCCATTTTTGAACTAGCTTTGTTTGCATTACATCTTTTGCAGCAAGGCAGAAGGTTGTTCCGATTACTAGAACCAGAACGGAACCTTGGGACAATGTGATCCAGGGATGTAGCTTGGTCCTCGCAATAACCACACTTGTGGTCCCACGCATCGTATATGGATTGACGGTAACGTTTCTTGGCCAATTTAGGAGTTAATTCAAGGAGAAGGGAAAGGGGTTCCTGCTCACAGTTGAACATGCTCTTCGGTTGCCGTTAACTTATTCTAATTTCAGGACATGTAGACCAATGTAAACAAAGAGATGAAATCTTGCTTAAATCCATTGACGATCTGCTTGAGACCCATAACGTACAGAGGCAAGCACATGCCTTTTTATGGCTAAGCATCCAGGTTGGGTCACGGTCCAACAAGCCGAAGAACTTCTCGGCATTGATAAAAAGACTCTCTTCAAGTACCGCGATGACGGCACACTGAAGCTTGGCCCCCACTACGCTGCCTTTCCTGATACACGTTCACGCGACACCTATCGCTGGAACGTAGCAGCAGTACGCAAGCACCTTCACAAACTGGAGGTTGCTGCTACGGCAGCCTAAGGCATCAGTCTTCGGGCAGTATGCCTTCTGCGTATGCTGCCCAAGCAAGGCCAAGTGACTCCATGGAGGATAGTTCATTTGCCTC